CGGCCTCGGCACCGGCACGACTGGCACCGGCACATACTCCGTCAATACGGTAAGCACCTTCACGCTGGGCGCAATCTCGATTGCGGCTTCTTTGCCTATCCAACTCAGTGAAATTGAATCGGCGGCTAATTGGAATAACAGTCTAAGCCCGAACAATCAATTCCTGTTCTCGGTTGCCACATCGACTGCGAATGCTTCGACATGGGCTGTGGCTCTGGAGACCACGGGCGGCATCTGCGCGACGCTGCTTTCCCCGCAATCCGGCGCATATCCTGAAATGGAGCCGATGGCGATTGAAGCGGCCACAGATTACACGGCGCGGAATGCCGTTCAAAACTACATGTTCCAGCAGTTCAATGACACCGCCTCGGTCACGACTTCGGCACAGGCCGCGATTTATGATGCGCTCTTGGTCAATTATTATGGCGTGACTGAAACGGCAGGGCAAAATCTCTCGTTCTACCAGCCCGGCGTGATGTTCGGCTTGGCAACGCAGCCTTCGGACATTGGCGTGTACGTCAATGAACTCTGGCTCAAGGATGCCATTCAAGCCTCGATCATGACGCTGCTTTTGTCGGTCGCGCAGGTTCCCGCGAACTCGACCGGACAGGCGATGTTGACGGCTCAGATTTTGAGCATCGTCCAGCAAGCCCTGTTCAACGGCACGATCTCAGTCGGAAAGACGCTGACTTCGACGCAGAAACTCTACATCACGCAAGCAACCGGCAGCGCGACGGCTTGGCAGCAAGTCCAAACGTCCGGCTACTGGTTGAATGTTGTCATCCTGCCTTATGTGACCGATGGGATTACGGAATACAAGGCGGTTTATACTTTGATTTACTCGAAGGCAGACAGCATTCGTTTAGTGATAGGACAGGATATTCTCATATAGATATCTTGATATAATAAACTATCCGTGATATGTTGGCTTAAACCAACTTACGGGGAGTTTTTTATGAAGCCTTCTGTAGATGATCTTTGTGATTATTTCTCGATATCTCAGTCCGAAAAAGGACTTGTATTCGTTTCTGATTCCGGAAGGTATGGAAAATATAAGGCGCGAACAAAAGCCGGGTCTGTGCAGATATCAGGACACCGCGTCGTCTGTTTTCGCGGAAAGTATTATCCAGAATCTAACGTAGTATGGGCGATCCATCACGGAGAATGGCCGACGGGCAGCATTTCATATTTTAATGGAGATTTACAGGATAATCGTCCGCAAAACTTATACGCATCTGGCGGGGGAAAATCACAGAAATTATCTGAAAAAGACATATCAATAGAAAGACTGAGGTTTCTTTTCTCTTACGATTCTGAAACCGGAAACCTAATCAGAAATGTTGCAAAACCACCAAACACGAAAGCGGGTGATATTGCTGGGCATATGTCAGATCAGGGGTATTTTTTAGTAAATGTGGACGGCCTATTGATTCGCGTACACCGTGTTATATGGGCGATAAATAAGGGAAAGTGGCCTGATAATAATCTGGATCATATAGATGGAATAAGAACTCACAATAAAATGGAGAACCTACGGGAAGTGATGCAGGCCGAAAACATGCAAAACAGTTTTGTCAGAAGAAACAGCAGAACCGGCATAAAGGGCGTTCGCCTCCGAGAAGATACTGGCAAGTATCACGCCTATATCCAAATCAATAAAAAGATGATAGATTTAGGCTGTTACGTTTCCATAGAAGATGCTATAGTTGCCCGCAAGGATGCTGAAATTAAACATCATCCGTTTCGCAAGAAGTGATGTCCGATACCCCGCGCTGTGAAGCGCAGTGTCCTTAAACGGAGTTAAAATATGTCCGAAGATGTCTCTGGCGTAAATACAGTCATCAACATCGTTGCCAGCGAGACTTTCCCCGCTGGATTGACGATCACAAACCTCGCCGATGACAGCGATCCTCTGGACTTCGCGGCGGTGGAAATCGCCGATAGCTCGGTCGGCGCGAATGGCGATCTGATCGTCTGGGCGAAGGCTAACAAAATACCGATGGTTGTGTCCGTCATCGCGGGCAGCATTGACGATCAGAACCTTGAAATCCTGTTTAACGCCAATCGCGTCGCGTATGGCAAGGTTGTCGCCGGTGACGTTATCAGCGCGACGGTGCTTTATCCTGACGGCAGCATGAAGTCCCCGTTCGGCGGGCGCTGCATCTCGTACATGCCGGGCAAGAGCATTGCATCGGGCAGCTTCCGGTTTAAGACGAAAACATATACTTTCGTGTTCGGCGACATCATCGGGTTCTAATCATGGTCGCTGATCCCACATTGCTGAATCCGAAAGAATTTCCTATCATGTGCCAGGATGGGAAAGAGAAAACTCTTATTTTCTCTAAAATCCCCGCCGTGCAAATGCGCGAGATCATTTGCAAGATTACGGCAGCATCCGTTCCTGATATTGAGAAATACGAAATAAATCAGGAAACCATGCTCAAAATGATGGCCTATGTCGCGGTTCCGATGAAAACAGGGGTCGACCTTCGCTTGACAACTGCCGAACTTGTGAACAGCCACATCCCCGATTGGGAAGCGCTAGACCGCGCCGAGAAGTGTTTGCTCCAGTACAATTGCAGTTTTTTTTTAGCCGACAGGCCCTTAACTTTCTTCGAGCTATGCCTTCAGATGGTGAAGCAGAGGGCCACAGAAATATCGACAATTTTATTGCAACCATTGTCTCAGATGGAAAAGCAACACTCCATGAACTGAAAACAGTTTATGATTTAGAGGAAGCGTTTTTATTATGGGATTGTATTGCCGTTTCGCGCTATAATAATTACATGGCGCAAAAGAACGCGCAGAAGCGCAGGTGATATATGATCCTTGACACATTCACATACCTGTTCACGTCAAACGCCAAGGACGTTAAGAAAGATTTTGCCGAGGCCGAGAAGGCTGGTAAAGATTTTCAGCAAACGATAAATAACGCCGATAAAACACTTGGAAGCATGGGGACGCGCCTGATCGAGTTGGGCGTGTCTGGCGTTGCTGCATTCGCTAGTTTTGAAGGAATAAAAACAGGGATAGCCGATGCCCAAAACTTCAATCTTGAATTGAAGAAAACACTAAACCTAACCGGAGAAAATGCTGAGAAAATGACGGCTTGGGATATGGCCCTCAAGCAATCAGGCGGTGAGCGCGGGCGTTTCAAGCAATGGTACACCGACCTTGTTTTGACGTTACAAGCAGGGCATTTGCCGACCGACCAAATCTATCCTCTGCTCAAAGCGAAAGCTGATGAATTAAAGGCATTACACGATAAAAAGGGAGATCGCGCATCACGCGATCTATACGAACAGCAGGTTTCATCCGGCATACTTCCGTCTGGTTTTTACTCGCTCCTAGTTGGCGGAGGTTCCGCTATACAGAAATCTGTCGATGAGAACTCTACATTCATAAAATCCACAGATAAGAGTAAAGATGCTGCTCTTGATTTTTCAAACGCATGGGATAAATCGGGTCAAAAACTAATTTCTGTATGGAGTGCTGTATCAGAAAATGTAACTCCCAAAATTACCGAGTTGCTCAATCGTCTGGATACGCCCGCTAAAACCGGTGGGGCATTGGCATCATTAACCGCAATTGCTGGGATTATTGGTGTTATAGGCGGCATGATTTTCGGATGGCCGATCACGGGGGCTGTCGCTGGTATTTCTGCACTTGTGAGCGGCGGTGGATTGCTTGCAGGCTCTCTTTTGTCTGGCGGCGGTAGTTCAACTCCATTCGTCCCCGGCGGCGGCTCTTTTGGTGGCACGTCATCTAGTTCAGGTGCGCCGCTAGGAATCAAAAATAACAACCCCGGAAATCTCCAGCCCGGCGGACGAGAAGCATCTTACGCGACAATGGCTCAAGGCGTAGCTGCCGAACAAAATCAATTGAAGCGATACGGGATGAAGGGCTGGGGAAACACCTTATCAGATATTTCTAGGCATTGGCCGGATCAGGCGCACAGGGATTCATGGCTAAAAACGGTTTCACAGGTAAGTGGTTTTAGCCCAAATCAGCCGCTAAATTTGAATGACCCATCCGCACTTGATAAAATATCTCAGGGTATAAACGCCGCAGAAGGCGACTCATCTTACATCAAACTTCTGGGGGCGGCAAAGGGTGGGATAAATGGCGCAGACAGTAGCAACCTGAATAGTTTGTCCGGTGGAGGTGGGGGCGGCTCTAAGGTCATCAATATCGGCCCCGTAACTGTGAACACTCAGGCCACGGATGCTGCACAGATAGCATCAGCCATTAAAGACAAACTGCATCAGGAATATCGCAACACAGTCTCTAACTATGACGACATGGAGACAGCATGAGCATCGGCGGCACAGTCCTTCCAACCCCAAGCATTGACACTATCGCGGTCTTTGACAGCAATTTTAATCAGGTGATTGCCAATGCAAGGCCGTTGCGCGACGAGGTAATCCCTCGCGCAAAGCTGATGGATCATCCGTTAGAAAACGGGCAGATCATCACCGATTACAAAATAACAATGCCACTTGAACTGTCGATCCAGTTTGTCGTCACCTCGCAGTATTATCGGGATGTGTATCAGCAAATCTGGAATCTATGGCAGACATCGGAGATATTGATTGTGGCAACCCGCGTCGGCAGCTTTGGGAATATGATTATTTCCGAACAGCCGCATGAAGAAACGCCGGAAAAGTTTGATGCCATAACGATGCAGATTAGGTTTCGGCAGGTTCAAACGCCAGCACAAGCGCAAAACTTTACGCCCGCTAATCCTACGCAGGCTGATACTCAGACGGTCGGGCAACAGACCGGAACGACAATAACGCCGCCAGCCGGGGCAACTGGATCATGGGGCGGGGGAGCATCAGGATCATGGTAACTCAAGTTCCAATTTCAGCAGTCCCGAATCAGTCGTTCACCATAACGCTTGATAACAACCTGTTTGATATTACGATTCGATATACCAACGGCGTTATGGCGATAAGCCTGACGATCAATGGCGTCGATACGATAGACAACATTCGTGTTGTTGCCGGTTCTCCCGTCATCCCGTCGCAATATCAAGAAGCGGGGAATTTCCTTTTTCTGACACAAAATTTTCAGTTGCCAATCTATACGCAGTTTAATATCACGCAGTCATTAATCTATGCTTCAGCGTCCGAGCTTGCAACGTATAGAGTAATCCCGACATCCCCTATAACGGCGGCAGACTTTAACTCCATTGCTGGATTGCCATTGAGATTCCAGCCCGTCGGCTACGCCACATGAACGCTTTTGATGATCGTTTAGTGACGCTCACAATCAGCCTGAACGACCAGGTCATAGCAACCTATGACCAGAATTTCTACATCATCGCCACAGGTAGATCATATACCAACGGATTGGGTGGCGAGCTTTCTTTGCGTATAGACAACATATCAAAGACGGTGCGCGATCAGCTTGTGACTGCAACCTCTCAGTTTAGAAATCCTAAAAAGACCGTCGCCACAGTTTCTTTAAGTGTTGGCAGGGAATCTTATGGAACATTTCAGATATTCATTGGCGTGGCGATTGCCTGCAATCCGACTCAACCGCCGGACATTGGGCTGACCATTAGATCATTATCCTCCCAGCAATTGTGGGGCATCCCTAATTCCTTTACTGCGCCGTCAATGGCATCGGTTCAAAGCATTTGCCAACAAGTTGCCAGCGCCGCCGGTCTTACTTTGGATTATCAAGCAACAACGAATCCGAGCATAGGAAACTATCGTTTTACCGGAGCCGTAGGAAAACAAATTCAGAAACTAAACGCACTTGGCATAAGTGCCTATATCCCGTCCAACTCAAATACTCTTGTGGTGACGGACTATCTCGCCCCGCGCAATCTGCCAACAGTTCAGGTAAATTCCTCAACCGGCCTGATTGGTGTTCCGCAGGTTTCGGAAGTCGGCGTGACCTGCAAAGTCCTCATAACGAATGAAATACAGCTTGGTGCTCCCATACAGTTGACGAGTACATTGAACCCAGCCGCCAATGGAATGTATGTCCTAAATAATCTTGGTTATGAGATTGCCAGCCGTGACACGCCGTTTTACTGGCTGTTGAACATGAGTTACCAAGCGGCAGAAATGGGGCAAACCGCATCATGACAAACCCGTTAGCCCCATCGAGGAACCCAACAAATAACGACAGCATGGTCGGCATGTTTCATGTGGTTTTGGAGAAATTCCTGCAATCCATAGACGACATGCTCCCGGCGCAGATCGTGGCCTTTGACCGCGCAACCGGCATGGCGCAAGTTCAGCCGTTAATCTCCATAATCACGACCGACAACACGATTTTGCAACGTGCGCCGGTTATGTCCGTTCCAGTCATGCAGATCGGTGGCGGCGGGTTTATGCTGAACTTCCCCATCGCGCCGGGGGATTTGGGGTGGCTGAAATCTAATGATCGCGACATTTCCCTGTTCAAGCAGTTCTGGGCGCAATCCCCCCCAAATACCTCGCGCAAGCATGATTTCGGCGATGCAATCTTTATCCCGTCGATTTTAACGGGTTTTGCCATAGCTGGAGCCGATGCCTCAAACGTGACGCTGCAATCGTTAAACGGCTCGGTTCGCCTCAGCATGGGCGCGGGCGTGGCAATTTCGGATGAAACCGGATACAGCCAAAGCGCATCGGCGATACTGGATTGCCAATCGACGACTAAGGCGTTCAAGTTGCCCGCCATGACTACTTCGCAAAAAGCCGCCATACCTTCCCCAAAAGCCGGATTCATGGTATGGGATACGACGGAAGGCGGCGTTTCAACCTATAATGGGAGTGTTTGGAGTTGACGACTACTTTTGGCACAAACGCATCGAACGACATCTATCTGGACTCGTCCGGCAATCTCGCCTTTTTGTCGGGACAGTCGGCAGTCGAATCCGCTTGCGCCGTTGCTTCGCAAATGCAATTGGGTGAGGCAATCTATCAGACTAATTTGGGATTACCTGCCTTTGAGACTATTTTCTCCGGCGTTCCAAACGTTGCCATTTATGAATCGTATCTCAGAACGACCCTAATGAACGTTCCGGGCGTCGTAAGCGTCACAAGCATCACGTCTAAAGTTGAGAACAACACGTTTTCTTACACGGCAACCATCGAGTCTGTTTTTGGGACGACTTACTTGAACGGCTAGAGCGAAACACAAAACAGCGTCGTGATGACGCCGTGGAGAGATAAATGGCAGTAGCAATTCCATACGATTATGTGACCGCGCAAGGTCTCATTGTGCCAGATACGTCAAGCACCCTGACGACCGTTCAAGGATTTTGGACAACCGCCTTCGGAGCCAATCTTGTTGTCGCACCGTCAACGCCGCAGGGCGTGATCATCTCGACCGAAGTCACATCTCTAAACGCCACGATCAACAATAATGCCGTTGTCTCGAATCAGATCAATCCTAATTACGCG